CGGCGATCCACCACGGACGGCCAGCATGAAGATCAACGCGATGACTCAGGAGCTATTCGCCGCCCTCGGGGCAGTCGACGGCGCGCTTCCGTCAGCGCTACCTATCGGCAGGGGCGGGACTGGCAATACTACTGGGACTGCCGCCAAGCTGGCAGCGGCCGGCATGGTTGGGATTGTGTCGCAAGCTGGCGGCGCGCCCACTGGGGCGGTCATGCAATATGGAAGCAACGCGAATGGTTCATTCGTTCGCTTCGCAGATGGGACTCAAATTTGCTGGCAGCGGGCGTCAACTCCGATTGCTGTCACCTCCGGCCCCGCAAACGGCGTCTACTACGGCACCGTGGTGTGGGCCTTTCCTGCTCAATTCTTTGCCGCGCCCGTTGCGTATTGCACCGCGCAATCTGATGGGGTTATCACCCTCGACCTGGGCGGCCCTGCAACTGTTACGCAGTTTTCACCAGGTGTTGGGGCGCTCAGCAGCGTGCCCTCAAGAACATACAGCCTGAACCTCTTTGCTATCGGGAGGTGGTACGCATGATTATCAAATTCTCTCCCTTTTCTCCGATCGATCCAGCGGAGACGCTGACGGTCTCGAAGCGAGCCGATGTGCTGACCATCAACGGCGAGCGGTTTGACTTCCGTCCTCTGCCTGACGGTGCAACGCTGCCTGCTGCTGCAATCAACTGCGAGTGGATCGGGCATGACGTAAAGCGCGTCGACGGCGAGTTGATCATCACCTTCCGGCTTCCGGTTGGACAGGAAGCAAGCCAAGCTTCCTGCTTTCCTGCTGACATCTTCAACCCACCTGATGGCAATGTGAGCATTCCCCAATGACCAACAACATCGATTTCAGCCAGGTCATAACCGCTGCGCAGCGCCTGGCCGATGAGCAGCGTGCCGCGCTTGAGTCTGCGCTGGCGTCCCGCCGGGCGGCGTACCTTTCTGAGTCTGACCCGCTGCGCCTGGAGGCAGATTACGACGCACTGATCCAGGGCCGCGAGCCGGACTATGCCGCGTGGCTTGCGTCCGTCGCTGCCATCAAGGCCCGGTACCCGCTCCCCGCCACAGTCGAGCCTGTCGCGGACTGACCCGCAATCGAATACCCATGCCGCCTTGAGCGGTTTTTTTTCGCCAGGAGAAAAGTATGCCGACCACTGAAACCCGCGGGGTGCGCAATCGCAACCCCGGCAATATCGATTACGTCGCGGCCAACCAATGGCAGGGCCAGCTGAAGCCTGACCTGTCCATCGAGAAACGCTTCGCCAGGTTCGATACGCCGGAGAACGGCATCCGTGCCCTGGGCAAGCTGCTGCTGACCTATCAGCGTAAGCACGGGCTCAAGACCGTGAATGCGATCATCAGTCGCTGGGCGCCGTCTGTGGAGAACGACACCGCCGCGTACGTGCGCGCCGTTGAGGCGAACACCGGCACCCAGCCCGGCGCCGAGATTGATCTGGGCCGGGTGCCGGTAATGACTGGCTTCGTCAAGGCGATCATCCACCACGAGAACGCGGGCTATGCCTATCCCGACTCGGTGCTGGCTGAAGGCGTGCGGCGGGCGCTGGCATGACGCCGGTGCAGAAGCTGGCCGGCCTTGTGGTGCTGATCTTGGTGTTGATGGCCGGCGCGGCTGGTGTGACCTGGAAGGTTCAGGACTGGCGCATGGGCAAGCAGCTCGCTGAGCAGGCCGCCCTGCACAAGGATGACCTATCTGCGATCACCAATGCCGCCGCCGCCCAGGCCCGCGCCGAGCAGGACAAGCGCCTGGCCACCGAGCAGCAACTGGCCGCCTCCGACCAACAACACACCAAGGAATTATCCGATGCCCAGCGCAACCAGGCTCTGCTGCGTGACCGCCTTGCTACTGCTGATGTGCGGCTGTCAGTCCTTCTCGACGCCACGGATTCAGCCAGTGGCTGCGACGTGCCTGCCACCCCCGGCGCCGTCGGCGTGGTTCATGCAGCCCGTCGAGCCCAAATTGACCCAGCGCATGCTCAAAGAATTATCGCCATCACCGATGCCGGAGACCAAGGATTGATCGCCCTGCGAGCCTGTCAGGCCTACCTAAAAGAGGTTTCTACACCGAAGTAAAAGGAGCGGCCGGGCAGGATGCGTCAACATCCACCCGGCCACCTTCCCCGCAGAACGTCCCTGCAAGTCCAGCCAAGACTCCTGCTTCGTGCACAAAGCGGAGCGAGCCTTGCACTGTTTATCCATTCAGTTTTATTGAGGTAAGTGTTTTTTTACCAAGAGACTGATATTCGTTGACATTGCTCTCGGTCATATTAAATGTTGCAATTATCAAATTATTATCTGATAGCATATATAGCTGCATATTCAATATGTCAGCATCGAGCCCCTTCGATGTAAATGTTATAAGCCATGCCTTATTGCCCCCAGCCTCGATCTGTGAAGCTTGAGGTGCTAAGTTTTTCATGGCGATTAAAATATTATCTTTGATTTCATCAATTCCAACTAGTTCCGGTTTTTTTAACTTTGATATGCCAAAAGATACAGAGCCGCTTTCATTGCTGTAAATAACCTGAGGTCTTCTTTTTGATGGATATTTAATTTCAGCTAGTCTTTCAGATAATGGTGTGAATTGCTTTGGTATTTCAACACTTAAGCCTAAAGATTTGATGTTCTCTAATCTCATGTTTGCGTCTAGCGCTGAAACACTTGCCGAAAACATTAATAATAAGATAAATGCGGCTATATTTTTCCGTAGCTCAATCACGTAGTTAATCCTCAATCTTACCATTACATCTCCGCTTCGGTTTCAATCGTGACTGCTACCGGGGTGGAGGAGTCGCGAGTGCTTTTCCTACGGTATTCGGTAATGAATTTTACTCGGTCGTCCTGGAAAAAGAGCAGGATTGAACCAGAGCGTGGATGGGGAGCGTGGTGCTAGAAACTGCTTAACCAGTAGCTCTTTTAAGCCCCGTTGAAACGTTTTTTCGCTCATATCCATGGATATCCCAGACAGTCCGTCGTTAAACCAAGCTAGCTCGATGCTTTCTGCAAAAACCTGACGCATATACGCTACCTATAGCAAGTCCTATTGACTGAGCGGTTGTCGTTGGTGTGTTAAATCCGGCAACCGCTCCTGTCATTATTGCGGATGCAGCACCTCTAAGGGTCGCCGGCTGTCCTGCGCCAGCGTAGGCTCCTACGCAAGCTAACCCAGCTTAACCCAACGCATGTTCAAAGAGTTATCGGCATCACCGACGCCGGGGATAATGCCGTGATCGCGCTGCGGGCGTGCCAGGCGTACGTCAGGGCGATTGCGCACTGAGGATGATGAGCTACGCTTTTGGCTTGGATGCTCAGGACGGCAATTCTCCATTAAAACTGACAGGCACTTATGGACAAGCAGCTGGCAGGGCTCTCTTTTCTTTTGACGCTGGGGTGGGTCGTTGCTGTGGTGGGCGTCATGTGGTTTTTCGGTAGATGAAGAAAACTGTAGGCGGGAACTTGCTCTGTATTCAATGGCTCCCATGAGTACACCCATTTGGATATACAGGCATGAGCATCGGTGCAAGATTGAAATCTGAACGCCTTAGACTTGGATTGTCCCAATCTGCCATCGGTGCGATTGGTGGCGTGGAAGTGAATGCTCAGGGAAGGTATGAGAACGGTATTCGTCTTCCGCGGGCGGATTACCTGGCATCGGTCGCGGAATCCGGCGTCGATATTCTGTACGTGATCACTGGAAAGCGCACCGAAAACGGTAACGCGGATTCGGCCAAAGCTGCTGAGGCACTGGACAGCGCCACGGAATGTCTTGAAAAGGCGAAAGAACTCATTCACTGAATTTTCTGTATCAGCTCCGGTCCTTTGTTCCGTACATTACCTACGGCCGTGTCGACCTTGAACCACTCGAAGGCCTCGGCCGGCTCGCCCTGGTGCAGAACCATCTGCTCGGCGCGCTCCTTGGGGGTGGCCGGGTCCAGCCATTCCCGGGCCAGGTCCGGCGTCAGCACCACCGGCCGCCGGTCGTGGATGTCCACCATGCCGCCGGCACTGTCGGCGGTGATGATCACGAAGCCGTCATGCTCGCCCGAGCCTTCGTCGGCATCGGGCAGGTGGCCTATGGCTGCGCACAGCACCGGTGCGCCATCTCGCCGGCGGATCAGGTAGGGCTGTTTCTTCGGGCCGCCTTCGTCCACCCACTCAAACCAGTTGTTTACGGGCGTGATTGCCCGGTGCGGCCAGATTGCGCGGAAGAACGGGCCGTGGGACACCTTCTCGACGCGGGCATTGATCGGCGCGGCGCGGTCCTTGGCCCAGTGCGGGCGCCATCCCCATCGCACCAGGTCGGCGTGCAGCAGATCACCCTGCAGGTGGAGCAAGGCGACTTGGGTTGTCGGTGCCACGTTGTAGCGCTCCAGCGGCAGATCACCGACGGAATTCGCCAGGGCATTGGGCATGCTCAGTGCCGCAACGAAGTCGTGGATGCCGCTGTATTGGGAAAGTCTTCCGCACATAGTCGTCTCCGCTCGTCGGCCTCAATGAACAGCCGGGCCTGGCCAATCTCTACACAGTAGACACTGGCCCCGGGTATTCGTCATGGCGATAAACATCGATCAGATCAACGCAATGGAGGCGTGGTTTACCCTGCGCAATGATCCTGCCTTCATCTCAGCTACACCGGAAGAGCGTTATGAGAGGCGCCTGGCGCTGGCTGACGACATGAAAGAGCGTGGCGTAATCGACAGCGGCGGGTGGCGTGAACTGACCGAAGAGGCAGTCGCCGCTTATGCGGACGAGTTAGGCTGAGGCTCCTTCAGGCTTTTAAGCTCGGCCAGTAGCCGTTGATTCTCCCTAAGCAGGTAATCGCGCTGACCGGCAACCAGATCAATGGGCCGAAAGCTTGAATTGCCCGGGGCCTCATCGTTCATGGCCGACATGCGCTCAAGGGCTTGCTTGAGGGCAGCCTCTGCTGACGCCTTACCGGTGGCGAGCAGGTCATTCATCCGCACCAAGCCGGATATGTTCGCCCGTGCTTTGCGGAGTTGCACCTGCAGCTCGGCCACCTCGTCTTCGATCATCGCACAGTGGTGTTTGTACATTTCCAGAGGCGTAGGGCAGCCAAGCCACTCGCAGGTGTCTTCATCGATGTTCATGGGGTGTGGTTCCGAATGCTGTATGTGCATACAGTATTCGAGATTTCACAGAGTGGAAGGCTTGAGGCGACGAGCTGCAGTTTTACCCGACGATCAGTCAGGCGCCATGAGGACGGCCAGGGCCAGCTTGATGAACTCTTCGTTCTCATCGATCGTGTGCAGGGCGCCGCGCACGTTTTCCGCCACATCAGCGGATCCACGCTGCTCAACCCAGTTCGACAGTTCCATGATCGAGGCTTCGAGGGCCAGCTGGTTTTCGTACAACTTGGAGAGCAGGGAAGGGAGCAGGTCTGAGTTGGGCATCGGCGTTCCTCTTGTGGAGTGAACAGCGTAGCAGTTGGCGGTATTTGGGGAGTTTGTGTTCGGTCGGCAGGACGCCGGGGAGGGGCAAAAAGAGTTCCAAAACTAAAACCGCACCCCTTGTAGAATGCGGTCTGTAGCCCGGTCACTTTTCCTGAGTAATGGAACTCGGCAGGCCTTCAACGACCCGGCCCGCTGGAGTTTGCATAGCGGTCTTGAAAACCGGCGAACGTTAATAGCGTTCCCAGGGTTCGAATCCCTGGTTTCCCGCCAAGATTTACGCAAGAGCCCCGCTATTGCGGGGCTCTTGCGTTTCTGGACTCCGGCGATGCTTTCAGTTAAGCGCATGATCGTTTCCGCATCATTTCGGGCAGTTTCCGCAACTCCGCAAAACTTGGGGGGGCAGCGGGTCGGTTTCACGATCTCACCCACACGCCTATAAACCGTCTCGGTTATCCGTTTGTCGGTGTGCCCCAGTAGGCGACTCGCATCGCCCAGGTCGAGAATCTCGCTTGCGGCTTTCGGACGGATGTCGCGGAACTGGAACTGTCGGATGCTCGCTGCAAGCAACCCGTCTCCCTGCTCTCTGGCGATCGTTATGGCCCGAGCCCTGGCGTCATCAAAGCGCAGGCGTAGCATTGGCTTTGTCACCTGTCTGCCGTCCTCGGTGATAATCAGGTATGGGGTCCGCACGCCGCGGGCACGCCTCTGCTCTATCAGCCTCTCCACCAGCGCACCCAAGTCGCTCAGGATTCCGGCGGCAGTCAGGCGGATTCGCAGCTTTTTGGATGTCTTGCCCTGGGACACCTGCAGGAACTCGTTCACTGCGTCTGCCTCTCGCATCGACAGCACGTCTGCGGGGCGCTGCCCGGTCAAATAAGCCAGGTCCATGGCGTCGCGCAGCTCCGAGGCAGCGACCGCATACACGGCGCCCCAGATTTCCTCGCTTGCGTAAAAGTCCCGGGGTACTTCCTTGTTCTTCCGGACACCGGCGGCAGGGTTGCCCTCGGTAATGCCCCACTCGCGA